AGACTCTTGATCTCCTTGCGCATCTCGGCGAGCTCCTTCATCACATCCTCAGTAGACATTGTTTTTCGTACTTACCCTTGGTTTCTTTTCTTTAATTTACTTCTCAAGGAGAGATCCCCCGACACCACTGAGGATCTTGTAAGACATCGCTTCGCGGACGAGTGCCTGGTCACCGCAGAATCCACCGGGGGTCAGGTCCTTGGTGTAGTAGGCGGCATTCTTGCCTGGGCCGGGCACACAGTCCAGCGTGTAAGGCAACTTTGCGATGGCATCGCCGCCGATCATGGGCTCGACCTCCACCGGCTCCGGGGACAACCTGTACCCACTCTTCTTCATACCCATGAAGCACTTGACATACATGAGCACCACGATGGCAATCACGAGCACGAGGGCAAACTGACTACTGATCATACTTCTTTACTAAGACATTTGATTTTTTTCTGCGTTAAAGACTTGACTATAAGTTTATAGACTGACACCAGAAGACATGGAGGATTTTGAAATTGAACTCGACAACAATGATGAGATCATGGTCGACCTGGACAATGACGAGCAGGATCTTTTCAATGGTGTCGTCCTGGATGCCACCCGACGCAAGCGAACGAACAACCCGAACATGAATGACCGCCCTGTCGAGGCTCCCGTATCTTCATTCATGGCATTTGCCAACCACGGAAAGCAGTCGCCTTCGGCACGTCCTCCTCCGCCACAGGAAGAGCCCGAGGACCACGGCGAAGGATTTGACGAGTATGGAGGCCTCGAGGGAGGTGGTTATGATGAAGAGGCGCCTTCCCCTGGGTACAAGTCCATCGATGACGAGAAGGCTGACCTTTTGAACAAGATCACCCGCCTGGAAAAGAAGGGGATTCGCTCCATCGAGCGTCTGAACATGCATTCGTCCATCCACGACATCCGTGGCGAGGTCAAGAGGATGTCCTATTCGATCGAGGTGGATCAGTCTGTCAAGATGCAGCGACGGATGCTCATCGCCTGTGTGACCGGCATTGAGTTTCTGAACAAGCGCTACAATCCTCTGGACATTCATCTGGACGGGTGGTCCGAATCGGTAATGGATGGAGTGGACGATTACGATGACGTCTTTGAAGAACTTTACATCAAATACCGCGGAAAGGCGAAGATGGCACCGGAGCTAAAGCTATTGATGATGCTCGGTGGATCGGCGACGATGTTCCACCTAACCCACTCGATGTTCAAGTCTGCGATGCCTCAGATGAACGACGTCATCAAGCAGAATCCCGATCTCATCAAGAGCATGATGTCTGCCGTGGCAAACACAGCCAAGAACGCCCAGGAGAGGAATATTGATCCTCGTCCGGCGCCGCCCATTCCTCGCAGGGAGGTCCAGGGACCGAGCATGGATCTCTCATCGCTGATGTCCACGTTCATGACTCCCCAGTCCACCACGACCCGTGACATGGAAGAAGTTCGCCTACCAGCGGGACCGCCAAGCGATGGAAATATTGAAGACGACATCTCTGACATCGTGAGTGTGAATGGTTCTGTCAAGGACGTGGAAGTTTCTGCACCCAAGAAAAAGCGTGGCAAGAAGGGAAAGACGACACTTGAATTGTAAATAATTTCCTAGTTGATACTAAATAATGGTAGGCTATTGTTCCATTGAGGATGCCTACGGAGGGCTTCCTCGGGAAACGGTCAAAGAACCGCCGGCTCCCGAGAAGGCTGCTGACCGGATATTCCCCACCGACAGGGTGGAGTTCTATGAGGTCGAGGGTGTGATGGATTCGGAGTTGGGTTACATGGTGGTCCTCTTCATGGCAGGGGTGGCTGCTCTGGTTCTGAGGGACATTCTTCGTGTTCTATCTTGAGAAACCGCTTTCCGGTGAGATAGCCATGATAGAAGAGTTCCGTCTTCTTGTCGTCGTCCATAGAAAAATTAAATGCCTCACCTTCTTTCATCTTAATGTAGATGGTAGGCTTTTCATAGACCACTCTATTTCTCATAATCGAAGTGATAAAGTGTTGTATGAAATCAACAAATGACCCTATGTGGGGTGGCTTCTCCATCGAGGGTTCGGGATCCAGTTCGATCGAAACAAGTTCTTCCATGTCCTTTCCTATGAAGGGTGTCAGTGGACATGTTTCGAATGCAGCCAGATCCACGTAGCGATGTCCCTGGTAGACCACGGACTCGAACAGGAACGGAATGCTGATGCTCATGCAGACCGCGTGGGAGACCGACATGTCAGGGTGGGTGTGGTGTGAAAAGTAGCAACTCCTTTGCAAAGTTATGTTATATGCCGACACGTAAAAGTCCAGACCGGTCCATTCCTTGAGTTCCTGAAATGTGAAATCTTCCTTTCCGGACAACTCCATACATATTTTCGTGAACACCTCTTTCCACCTGGTTGCTGGCACCAGTCCGTAGTTGTTAAGCAAGGACTTTAGGTTCAATCTCATCAACTGATTGACATCAGCAGCCTCTCGGATGATTCTAAACAGTCTGATGATGTCCCATTTGGCGACCAGACAACCAAGTGCCACAATGGAACCGGCAGATGAACCGGCGACGGCTTCGAGATCTTTTGTTTTATCGTAATTGTGAAGTGCATAAACTGCCCCCAGGATGGCATAGAATCCCATGGCACCGGGACCCACGACGAGATACTTCATCCTTTTTAGAACTCGAGAGGACTTTGTGAGCGAATAACCGCGAATAAGATCCAGTAAAGAAACGTGTTCCTTATGATCAGGTCTTGGCTTGTAGTCATTCCGCTCAGAATAAAGTACATCCCGGATGCGAGATAGACCTCGCTTGGCCGAACCACGTACTTCATTACCCCACGAAGAATGATTATATACAGGATACCGAACACAGAGGTCATTCCCAGTCGATCCACGAGTCCGCCCATGCCCGTCACGGCGGGTGACAGGAAGGCGAAGAGGAGGGTTGGAACAATGACCTTTGTACTTGTCACGTCTGGCAGTCGCACCATATCTATTGATTGCCAACATTTAATCTAACAATAGTATTCATTTTTACAAAACTCGGAAAACGTGAGTGTCACCGGAAGCATATTATCATAACAATGTTCTCTGTACAACTCCCAGTTATTCCACAACTCATCACTGTAGTAGGCTATCCAGTCTTCATATTCATATTCATTGGGATCCACGAAACCTTCATCTTCAATTTCATCGACGTCCTCAATCACCTGGGGCTCGGAAGCAATAGGAGTGTAGTCAAGAAGATTAGATCCCACCATTTTGGTTACTTATTTACTCTTCAGATTTCTTCTTTAACTTAAGTTGAAGAGTTGATGACTCCTTGGGCTCCAACTTATCCTCAATCTCCTTGATGATCTGATTGAGACGCTCCTGACCACCCTCAATATAATTTGGTAGTTCGTCCATTAGGATTTTCTTAGTGATTGCGGGCTTCTTGACTGACGTCTTCTGGGTGACCTTGGTGCCGCCACGCGTCTGGACGTCATCAATCTTCTGGGCCTTCATGTATCCACCGATAAAGGTCTTCAGACTGGACTCGCGATCCTTAAGGACCTTGATAGCCTTCTGTGCCTCCATCAACTGGGTCTTGATCCCCTCGAGTTCAGCAATCGCCTCCTTGAACTGATCGCTAATCGGCATTCCTTCGGACATCGTTTTGTTAACCAGTGGCGCAATTTCTTTAATTTAAAACCGTTGATATTTTTTCAGTAACACCATGACCAAGATTGTTGTTTATATTATTATTAGTTGTGTTTGGTTTTATGTAATCTTTCATAGTTTTTCTAAAGTGTTCAAGATTATCATTGTGAATACATACATGATCGGAAGGATACTTGTATTCTAAATAAAAAATATAGTAATTATTGTTTCTAATGAGTTTGAATAACTCTTCACAAGAAGTATTTGTTTTGATTAATTGATGTTGTTCGAATTCAACAATAAGTATGGGTTTATATTTATTTAGTAATTCTTTAGATCCATTTATAACATTTTTTTCCCATCCTTGTACATCAATTTTTATAAGATCTATTTTTGGAAAATCCATTTCGTCTAAAGTTTTTGTATCAATCAATTCGTAATGTTCGTTGGTGAAATTAGGTGTAAAATCACCCATGTTTATCTTTTTTGAAGTATTTACAATGGGCATCTTGACCTTCAAATTATCATTTCCACATGCTAGATTGTAATGAATAATATTTTTAATTTTATTATTTTCAATATTATTTTTCAATAATTTATAATTTTGTGGTTGTGGCTCAAATGCGTAAACATTTCCATTTATATTTTTAGAAAATATTAAGGAATGATATCCAAAATTTGCACCCACGTCGATTACATTACTTAATTTAAAATTATGATTGCATAACTCCATAAATTTTGTTATATGGGGTTCCCATTCTATTTGTTTTTGAATACTACCTATGGCCAATAAATCATTTTTAAAATATTCAATTTCTAAATTATTAAAAACCACTTTATTTGTTTCATCATCATTCAAAAATACCTCATCAAAAATCTTTATGACCTTTTCCGGTTCATAGTCTCTGTAGGCATTCCAGTCGTTATTTTTGATTTTGTCCTTGATCTTATCAAATGAAATCAAAAGTGTTTCAAGGTTTTGTGGATTGTACCATATGGCTTTATTACCTAAGAGTTCCACGTGGGCATCATCAACCCCCGTCTTTGTGGCAAATACAGGTTTATTCTTTGTTGAAAACTCGGCAATAGCTAGACCAAATGTTTCGCCATCTGCCCTTGCCCACATCATTGCGTCACATGTATTGATGAACTCCACTTTGTTTTCCTTGTCGTAAATTGTATCCATATGAATTATGTTGGGTAGTTTAGGACAGAATTGATCGAAATTTGCAAAGAGAAAGTAAATGTTTGAGAAATTCCTGGCTACGTTATAAACTGCTTGACGTGCGTAGCCTATGCTGAACCTGTCTCTACCGCCATATCCACCAAAAACAGTTGCGTCTGGTGGTATACCAAGTTTCTCGCGAAGATTTCTGTCGTGTTGTGGAAGATTTATCATGTGAGGTACACATGGATATTTGCCATTATTGTTCTTTACCCAAGGAGAAACAGATGCATATACATCACCATGAGGGTCGTGACACGAAAATACACAATGCACGCAATTTTTTGCTATTTTTGATAATACATGATCATTGAATCCATACTTAATTTTATAAAAATGTGTAACTTCATATTTTTCCACTATGTCATCTATGTCCTTGTAACTATCGGAAACAACTACAGGAAACATGGTTTCAATATATTCTATCATCTCTTTCTTGTGACCTGGAGAGTTCTTGTCGTATATGATAATTGACTTATTTCCAAGAATCTTTTCATTGTAGTATGCGTAATCAAAAACTGAACACGTGGTACCCCTTTCGCATATAGTATTTTCACCAAATGCAACCGTCTTCATAATAAAAAATGAAGTATATTCTTTAATTCACAAACAGTCAGAGTTGTTTCCCTGAATGTTTCTAATCT